TGGTCGGATTCGATCCCGCGTACGAGTAGTCGGGCGGCGCCACCGAGCCGACGTCGGCCGTCTTGGTGGACACCAGCGCCGGCTGCCCCGGCTGCGGCGCACCAATCAGAAAACCCACGCCGTCGACTTTCACGTGGAACGGCCACGGCTCTCTTTTAGCGTATAGACTCACTCGATAACCCTTATCATGTGGTCGTATGCGAGCAATCCTGTCAAAGCCCTGCGAGACGTGCGGGGTGCCGTGCTACAGACTGCGTACACCCACGGGAACCTCGTACTGGCACCGGTTTTGCGACCTCTGCCGACCACCTGCCGCACATCAGCAAAGAGGCCCCACGCACTGGCACTGGAAGGGCGGCGAACGTTCGCTGAAAGACGGATACGTTCGTGTCTGGGTCGCCCCCGGCAAACGCGACCTCGAACATCGAGTTGTCTGGATAGCCGCGCGCGGACAGATTCCCCGCGGCATGCACGTCCATCACTTGAATGGCGACAAGACAGACAACCGCATCGAAAATCTGCACCTTGTCTCCAACGTTGCCCATCAGGCCATGCACCACGACGAGCGAGTTCTTGGCGACCGCTGGTCACTGAAGCACCCGGCCTGTCTCCAATGCGCCAAGACCGACCGCCCGCATCAGGCGCGTGGTCTGTGCCGTGCTTGCTACCAGCGAGTAAACGCCGTCCGCAATCGGTAGGCTCGCGCTTCGCGTACAGACTCATCTAGCCTGCCGTCCTGACGCCTGGGCCGAACGTGCGCTGCCGGTACAGCTTTTTTTGCGGCATGTCCGCAACGAGATGTTCTCTGACCAGGTCGTTGAAGGCGGCCACCGCGCTGGCCTGGTCACGGATCAATCGCTGGTTCGCCGCCGGCTCGAGCAGATGCCCGAATTGACGCCAACCTGCCACCAGCGCCGCGGACGCGGCCCACCCAGGCTCAATGGCCGCCTCGTCGGTTTCCAAGCTCAATCCCGCCTGATCGCCGAACGTGCCCCCCGCCGGCCGGCAGTGGTCGTACGCCCGCTTCAGACACCTCAAATAAATCAGGTCGCCGTCGTTGAACGTGTGCGGCTGGGTGTTCAGAAAGAAGTGGCCGCCGTCGCGTTCGACCTGGCCCATGATCCTGCGTTCGAACGGGTCCTGCAGGTTGCGGTCCTCGCCACTGGCCAACAACCCCACCTGCAGCACGTTGCCACTGTCGATCAGCCACGGCGCCACCACGTTCAGATCGTGCCGCGTGGTCAGGATGGTCGGGACACACGCCACCTCGACCACCATCCAGCAATGTTTCAATCCCTCGTTGATCAAGCGGTGCGTCGTCGGCGCGTCGAACGGACCCAGGACCTCGAACCGTTCGCCGACCCCGGTCAGCCCGCCGCCCGCGAGGTCCAGGTACTCGTACTGCTCCATGTCGTAATAGGTCAGTGCTTCGAGGAACCCGTACGTCGTGCCCGCGCCATCCGAGAACGGGCTGACCGACCACGGCAGATCGGGCGTAATGGTGCCCGTCGACGGGTCGTACGCCATCACGTAGCGATGGCGATCGGTGGGCTGGGTGGCGTTGGGACGGTACAGCGGACGGTCGATCAACTGGTCTTCCTGCGGAATGCCCGACATGATCGGATAGGCCAGACACACGAGTTGGCTGGTCGTCGAGCCGACCATCGCCCTGACCTCATACGACGACGGGCCGATGTACGGGCCGGCCTCGACCGAAAAGGTCGCGCGGTACTGCTGCAGCGTGGCCATCAGCTCATCCTCCACCCATGAGATCGACCGCCACGACCGGCGCCGGCGGTTGCACCGCGGGCTCGAGCGACGGCGCTGGCGGGCTCGGGGGAGCGGGCTGCAGTGACGGCGCCATCACTCAGGCTGGCCCATACACCAGGTCATCGATGCTGTTTATCACCGGTCTGGCCTCAAGCGCCGTCACCCGCGCTACCAGTGCGTTGAACTCGGCCGGCGTCGGATGCACGTCAGGCCCCAGCTTCGCCGCGGTCACCGCCCCATTGGCAATGTCCACCGTCTGAATCGTGCCGTCGGCGATCTTGGCCGAGGTGATCGACCCGTCCGCCACCGACAGCGTCTGCCAGTCGTCTGGCAGCGTCACCGTCACCACCACGCCCGTCGGCAATCGCCGGCTGACCTGCAGCCGTCCCGTGTGCCGCCACGCGCCGTCGGTGAAACGGTCCTGGCTGACCGGATACGTCGTGTCGATCATGCGTTCACCACCCTGGCCCCAGGTCGCTTGATGACGATGGACGCCCGCACGCCGCCCTGCGACGCGCGATTGTCCCTACGGTAAACCGTGGCCGCGATCGCGTCGTACGCCCGCCGATAGTCGGCTTCCCTGGTCAGCCCGAGCTCACGCATCGCGTCCTCACGCGGCAGAGACAGCCACCATTCGCCGTCGACAACGTCCGGCGTGTTGGCATCCCCGATCAGCGGGTCGCCATCGAGGCAATGCCCGTCGCGTTCGACACGGATCTCCGGCACCACGCCCTCAAGCAGTTTGGTCGCGGTCAGCACGGCGTCCCATGTCTGGCAGTACCGCACCTCGTGCTCGCCGAAGGTCAAGCGGAAAAAGCCCTGGCCGAAGGCACAGTCGGCCCGATGCGCCGCGGTGACGCTCAGGTACTCGGTCCGACCGTGCTCGTCGATCACGCCGGGGCTTCGGGCTCTGCACTGTCGACGGGCTCGGTGGCGTTCGCAACGACCTCGCGCGCCGCGGCAATCCACGCCGTTTTGTACGCGTCGCCGAGGTCGCCCCACGCGGGCAGGGTGTCACCGGTCGCCAGCGACTTGCCGCCGGTATTGGCCGAGTACGCCTCGTACGCCACCTGCCCGCGTGCGTTGTCGTCGTCCTGCATCACCATCAACGTCTCCTAGCTGGTTGTGAACGTGCCGTCTGGCGAGTAGGTCGTCAGACCGTTGGCGTACGCCGCAATCCGGTAGTGGTACAGCGTGCCCGACGTCAAACCGCCCAACGCCTTGGTCTGCGGACCCGTGCCCGAGCCCTGCGTGTTGGTCGATCCGTAGGCCACCGTCGTGCCGTAGTCGATCCAGTTCAACGCGGACTGCGACAGCGTGAAATTGACGGTCGCCCCCGACACGGTGATACCCGTGACCGAAATGGCCGTAATGCTGACTGCCTGACCGGTGGCCACGCTGGGCGAGCCATTCGGAAAGACCGCGGTGGCGGCCGACGCGTTGGGCGGCCACCCCGCCGGACCAGGCGGCGCCTGACCCGTTTCGTTCCCACGCCAATCGACGGGCGTGTGCGTCCACAGGCCCATCGCGGCGCCGACCTGCGAGCCGATTTTGCCGCCGTCCAGCGGCATCGTCAGGACCTCGGCCGAGCCGGCCCCTCGACGTGCTCAGCCCTGGGCGCGTGCGTTTCACGTTCTGCCTTCGGGGCCGCCTTCGCGGCCTGCTCGGCGCTATACGCCTCCAGGCTTTCGATGGTCTGCTCGCCCGTAATGGTGAACCCTTCCCGCAGGTACACCTCGGCACTGGTCGCCGGCGCGATGATCGACTCACCGTCAGGTTTCAGGTAGGTGAAGAACAACGTGCTGGGCGGCGTGACCGCCGGGCCGTGCTCGTGCATCAGGTTCGCCTGAGCCACGAAATCCACAGGTTCACTCATGTCCTGCTCCTTCGACGCGCCTCGTCGATGGGATCTTTACCGGTGCCTTCGATCGTGGTTGCCCTGGCGCCATCGGCGCTCAGTTTGCGTTGCAGGTCCTCGAGCGCGTTGGTCGCGCTCGTCTCGACGCCGCGCAGCAGACTCGGCTCGGGCTCGTCCCGAAACTTCGAGTCGACCACGCGGACGACCCCGCCACGCGATCGAATGTCTCGGATGGTGGCCTCGAGCTCGTCGGTCGACTGGTTGTCGATCGTCTCGACGTCGACCAGCGTGCCCAGGGTGGGGTCTTTCTGGTCTGCCTTGCGGATCGCATTGATGAGCTTGGCCCGCTTGCGCTGCTCGGCGATGATCCGCGGCCGCTCGAGCCGCTCCCACTCCTCGACTTCCGACATCGAGTCGCCACGTGCCGCGACGTCGGCCAGCAGGTGAAAACCCAGGTCGGCGTACAGCGCGCGGTTCTGGGGGTCGGACTGCAACTGGACGATGTCGCCGTTGGGGGTCGCCCACCAGCGCAACGGGTAGTTGTAGTTCTGCCCGCGGCGCAGGGGAATGTCCGAGCGGCCAAGCGTCCTGGCCTGCATCCGCTCGGTGAAGGTTTCACCAGCCACGGTCTACGCGGCTCCCTTGGCCCAGACCCCAAATGTGGGTCGCATCATCTGGTGGCCGTAAATTTCCTCGACGGCCAATTTCCACGAGAAAACGTCAATGTCATAAAAGATGTGGCTCTTGGGCGTGCGCTGCATCACCAGCGCGATGGCCTCGCGATGGCCGATGAAATTGTTGGCCTGGCCCGCGGACGGCTTCACCAGGTTGGTGGTGATGCCCAGGTTCAGCCCGTACATATCGCCGAGCTGGCCGTCCTTGGACGGCAGGTTGGTGTTGCCGATGTACAACGCGTTCGACCAGCGGTCCAGCGCCAGCTTGGCCACCTTCTCAGCCGGTGACATCAGAAAGAACCGCTCGGTCTGGGGCGCGTCGGCGTTATCCAGCAACTGCACCGCGGCCAGCACGTTGGCGTCTGACAGTGCCGTGCCCAGCGTGCCGACCGTCTGGGTGAAGCCCGCGACGTCGACGGCCAGGTTGGTGTCGACGTCCTTGGCCAACGCGTAGCCCAGCTTCTGCTGGTATTCCGATTGGACATCGATGATGCTCTGCACCTTGACGATGTCCTCAATTCCAAGGGCTGCGTATGACCAGATATTTAAGGTTATTGTCGTGGCAGTTTCTGCAACTGTCTCATAGACAATAGCGGTATTTTCGGTCTTTGCCCTCGCCGCCAGATTCCCGATTGACGCTACTTTGACGGTCTTGCCGACCGATGCGTCGTTTTCAAACCCACGGTTGACGCTCTTGGCGAACAAGAGATTCGACTCTGTTGCTCGCAGTACCTGCTTGCTCCAGATGTCCGGCGAGAAGACGCCATCAGAGATAGTTTTATCAACAAATTCCGTTGCGCCCGTGGCCATGAGTGCTACCCCCTTCAGTGGTACCTGTTGCTAATGTTGACGAACGGGGATGCCGCGGGTTGACCGATGGCGTACCCCTGGCTTTGGCTTACCGTTCTCGTCGAACAGCGCCTCATACTCGCGTAACGTCATGGCGGCTATCTGCTCGTCCGTTACCTCGCGGACGCGACCGGGGGTACCTGAGTCGCGCTCGGGGACGGGCTCGTCACCGTTTACTTCCGACATCAGAGATTTACGGAGTGCAGACTCGCGCTTCTGAAGCTCGAGCTTGACCCGCTGCTCTGAGACGTAGTCCATGTATTCTGCCACGCCCTCGGCATAGCTTTTCCCAACCCCAAACGACTTCCCGGCAACATCCTTCTGAATGGCATCGGGCAGGGTCTTCTGGAACAACACGATGCCGTCCATCGCGGGCGCCAATGACTGGGCGGCTTGCTGGGACGCATGCTGCTGCTGGATCTCACGCTGAGTCATCTCACCCAGCGTGTACAGGTCGTTGTTCGCCGCGGCTTCGAACTTGGCCCGCTCCGCGGCGTCGCGCTCCTGCTTGGCCTGCAGCGTCTTGAGCCGCCGATCGGCGACGTGCCCGATCAGCCCTGAAAAGACGTCATCTTTCTCGAGCTCGTCATACGGGACGTTCTTGAGGATCGACCGCAGTGCTTCGGTCGGATCTTTGGCCGACTCGCGCATCTGGTCGAACCAGGCCAGATCACGTGCCGGGTCGGGCTCAGCAGTGCCTTCGGAACCTGACTCAGTGACAGGCTCTTCCGACACCACCTCGCCCGCCGTCGCGGGACTGGCCGCGTCAGAGTTGGCACGGCCGCGACCGCGAGGGCGGGGCGCCGACGGCTCGGACGACGAGCTCTCCTCGTCATCGACCAGGTCGGGGTGAACGTTGCGGTCCCAGTCGCCTGGCATTACTTCTTGCCCTTCGCCCGCCGCTGCACGTCCAGCGCGATCGCTACTGCCTGCTTCTGTGGGCGGCCGGCTTTGATCTCCGCCTTGATGTTCTGCCCGACCGCGGCCTTACTCGCTGACTTCTTGAGTGGCATCACTCAACCCCTCCGGATCGTGCCCACGGTGTTCGGGGCGTTGAACTGGGGCAGCGTGTTCTTGATCTGCGCCAGCGAATCGGTCGGGTCCAACCCGTACTTCTCCTGCATGCTCTGCAGAATCAGGTTCTGCGTCGTCGGCGAGGCTCCGAGAAAGCTGGTCGAATCTATCTTGTTGGGGGTCGGCGTGGCGTCCAACCAGGACTGCGCCGTCGTCTGATTGGCCGTCGGGTCCTGAATGTCGGAGATCAACTGGGAGAGATAGCCCATGCCGCCCTGGGTGTTGCCACCGGCGGTGCCCACGCCCGCGACCGTATTCGGTGCTGAAAAACCAGCGGTCGGCATGCCCTGCAGGATGCGGCCTGCCTGACCGATCACCTGGGCCTGCCTGAACGGGTTGGCCTGCATCGCGGCCGCCGCATTGACCGCGCCCATCTGCTGGGCGTACGCCTGCTGCTGCGCGGCCAGCGTGGTCTGGCCGGCGGTTGGCGCCGCGTTCTGGCCGTACAGGTTGGCCCACTGTGCCTGCGCCGCCAGGGTCGGGGTGCCCAACCCACCCGCTGCTGCGCCGGCAGAGGCGGGAATCAAACTGGCTGGCATGCCGCCTGCAACATTGCCCGATTGGGCTAGGCCCTGGTTCCACTCGGACAATGCCGTCTGAGTTGCGGCACCCGCGGCCCAGCCCATGCCCTGCAGTTGCTGGCTGCGCGCGGCGATGTACTGGGCCTGCGTCGGAGCACCGCCAGCGCCGCCGGCCGTGCCAGGCGCCTGGTAGTAGCCCGTCAGGCCAGCGGTACCGACCGCCTCGTTGTACGCCTGCAACTGCGCCTGCTGGGTCTGCTGGCCGTTGTACTGGCCCGTCAGACCCGCCTGGGAAATACCCAGATTCTGGTTGAACTGACGGACGCTCTCGTCGAACTTGGTCTGATCCAGACCCGACGTGACGTTGAACTGGCGAACCGCCTCGTCGAAGGCTTGCTTGTTGCCCGAGGCAATCGCCCCGAGCAGGCTGTTGATACCCGAGGCGAGCTGCTGGCCGGACTGCGCGGTGACCGTCGGCGCTGCACCACCACCTCCGCCGCCTCCCCCGCCGCTACCGCTGCCACCTGATTGACCGGGAGCCGGCCCGGTGTAACTCGGATCGGAGTAGTAACCCAGGGAACCGCCTGCCGGATTCGGATTCGTCGCGGCCTGGATAGGTGCGCCACCGTTGGGATCAGGAAACCAGGGCATGACCTAGCCCACCGTGACCGTGACTGGCGGCGGCTTGACGGGCGCACCTGGGGCGACGAAGCCCGGCATCTGCTGCAGCGGCATACCGCCACCTCCTCCTTGAGCCAGACCGCTGATCGGCATCCCTGGCGAGCCTGGCGTTGGGTACAGGTTCATGCCACCCATGTTCGCGCCTCCCTGCGCCAGACCAGCGAACCGCTGCTGCACTGGCGGCGTCTGCTGCGTCTGCTGCGTGGCCGTCGTCACCGGCGCCGTCAGACCACCATTCTGTGCGCTCTGCTGCGCGGCGTTGGTCGCCGCAACCGCCGGATGCGGACCACCCGTCACCTGGTGGTACTTGTCGAGCATCTGCTGCAGCACGCCCACCGCGGTCTGGGTCGCCGGATCGGCCATGTTGCTCGAGGGATCGGCCATCTGCACCATGCGCGCGGCCGAATCCAGCGTGCTCTGGCCGCCCATCATGTCTGCCGTCCAGCCGCCGATGCCACCCACGAGCTGCTCGCCGAGACCCGCCGGCGCCGACATCAGGTTCTTGGCGCCGGTTGCCTGACCGAGGATGTTCTGCAGCATCCCGCTCGCCGACGCCGCCCGCTGCTGCAGCATGCCAGCGCCCGTCTGGGCATTGCCGCGCGTGTTGCTCAGGACATCGCCGGCCGCCGTCGTGACGTTCTGCTGCTGGGCCGTCTCGGCGTTGGTCTGCGCCGTGTCGGCCGTCATCCGCTGGTTGGCCGCGTCGATCAGCGTCTTGGCCTCGTCGACCGTGATCTTCTTGTCGATGACCTGGCCGGTGAGATGCGCCGCCAACTGCTGCAGCGCGGCGCTCGCGGTCACCTGGCCCTTGTTCTCGATCCAGATCAGTTGCGACGGGTTGTTCGGGTCGGGCACCTGGATCATCGGCGCGACCGTGTTCGGCGTTGGCGCGGTGACCGGCGCCTTGCCGTAGTTCGGGTTGGGGGTGCGGCTGACCTCGTTGCCCTGGTCGTCGTACCAGACGAGATCCTTGAGGGTGGTGCTGTTGCCCACCGTGGCCGCGTCTTTCACGTTGGCCGGCAGCGTCAGTTCACCCGTCTTCGGATCGAACACGTACACCTTGCCGTTGCTCGACACGGCCTGCTTGTTGACGTCGCCCTGCGCGACCTCCTGGGTGTTGATGACTTTGCCGGTGGCCTTGTCGAGCGTGTAGATCGCCGTCGACGTCGCCACGATCTGCGTCCCGTCGGGTGCGGCCGACACCGCGTGCAGTTCGCTGTTGACCGGGTCCCACTGGCCGACCACGCCGCTGCTGGTGTCGCCTGGCGTGCGGTACACCGGCGTCCACTTGCCAGGGTCCGAGGTCTTCGCGCCGGCCTGGGCAGAAACGCTGGCGCCCACCTTGTTGTTGGCGGGGTCCCACAGACCGATGACGCGCGGACTGTCGCTCTTATCGTTCGGGTCGGTGATCGGCGTCCACGTGGACGGGTCGGTCTTGACGTTCGGATCGACCTTGAACGGCTGGGTGCCTGGGGGCGCCTTCGGGTCGCGCACGTAGACCGTCGGCGTGCTCGAACCTGGGGGGATGACGTTCAGGTTCTCGTCTAATCGCTCGAGCCCACCGGCTGGGGTGGACGTCTTCGACGGCGCCTTGGTCGGCCCCTGGATGACGTCGAACCCGGTACCACCCTTCGTAGCCGGGTTGTTGCCAATCTCTTTGACGACGATGGTGTCGGGCTCACCGTCCGGTCCCTCGATGGACAGGGTGATGCCCGCTTGCTGATCAATCTGCGCCGGCTCACCAGCCAGACCAGCCCGAGGATTGGCGACCTTGACGGTGTACGGCGCCTCGCCGACCACTTTCGATCCCGGTCGCAGCGCGTCGACGACGGCTTGTTTCGAGTTGTAGGGCATCAGGCTGCGTCCTCTCCTGCCACGGTGTAGGGTGTCGGCACGGTGCGGCGGACCGCGCGGCCGCCCGCGGTGGTGGACTGCAAGTCAGCCCGCGACAACGTCCGCGTGAACAGCACGTCGCTGTTCTGCGACGCGTTGCTGATCGCCTTCGACAACAACTGGTTCCGTACGCTGATGTCGCCGTCCTTATACAGCGATGAACCCATCACCGCGGCCACCTGCTGGCGGATGATCTCGCCGCGCGATCGCTGCAACTGGTCCTGCTCCTCGGGCGTCAGGTCGACCGACCAGCCGTTGCCCACATTGACCGCCTTCGGCGCCGGCGGAATCCGCACGTCGTTGTCCCGCAAGACTTTCAGCGTGGGCTCGTCGCGCAGGATGTCGGCTCGGACCGGCAAAGCGAACGCCGCGACGCCAGAGATGCCCTGCGATCGTGGCTCACCGATGGCCGTCAACGACTCGGGCACGTTGCCGCTCAGGCCCGGATAGTTCGACTCCATCGCTTCGACCAGGCCCATGAAGCCGTCGTGCGGATTGCGGCTGGCCACCCCGTAGGCCCGCTGAATCTGGCGGCCCATCGCCGAATACGGACCGTAGCTCGACACCAGGCTCTCGAGGAACTTGTTGGCGTACCTCGACGGATCGTGCAGCACGTTCACCGTATCTGAGAGACCCTGCAGGAACGTGTTGTCGAGGACGTACTGGCCGATGCTGGTCGCGGCTCGAGCGGCCTCGTCCTTGTCCAGCAAACTGTGCCCGCGTTTGCCCGCGTCGGTCAGGATGGCCGCCATCGCCAGCGGCGCGCCGGCCGCGCCGAAATTCTGCATCGGCACGTAGTACGTGTTCCCGCTGACCGGGTCCTGGGTGACCACCGACCACTCCCGCCAGCCCTGCGGGTACGTGCTGGCTTCGTTGGGGTCGTACGCGCCGGTGAGCATGCTCTTGCCGCCACTGAACGTGCCGGCCCCCATCCCGACGCCCATGCCCACGATGGCCGTGCCCAGCGCGGTGCGCGCCAGGCGTTGCTCCGCCAGCAGGGTGGCCCGACCGAGTTGGGCTGACGTTGCGCCACCGGCAGACTGCAGCGCGCCACGGGCTCGCACGGCGGCGACCGTGCCGGCCAGCCCGAACGGTGACAGACCCCCGCCCTGGGCCGTGATGTTGGCCGGGGTCTTGATGAACGGCAGCGGCTGCGACACGACGCCCTGCGCGGCACCGCGCGGCGACGGTATCCAGTCACGGTGTTCCTGGAAGACCATCCGCAGCATCGCGTCGTGCGCCTCTTTGTAGAGGTCGGGGTACTCCTCGAAATTCTTGACGATGTTCGCCGTCCGTCCCTTGAGCTGCTCGCCGCGGAACCCCTCCCGAACCGCGTAGCGCGTGGCCACACGGTTCGCCTGCATGGCGAACGCGCCACCCTTGAACACCTGGTCTTCGGCTTGCAGCAACCGCAGCGGCATTTCCACGGCCGCATCGAGTTTCTCCGAGCCGGACGCCAGACCTGGCCGCATGTTCTTCAGGTTCACCAGGTCGTCGGGCGAGATGCCCGTCTGCAGGATCTTGAGCGCATCGGGCATGCTGGACAGAAAACCTGGTCCGTACGCCTCGAGCATCGGCCCCAATTCGGCCATGTACGCCTGACGCTCACCACCGGTGGCCGCCGCGCGCGCCCAGTCAATGCCGACCACCATGCCGTGCGTAGCCACCTCGAGCGGCACCTGGGTGATGTTGCCAACCATGTTGGCCATGTGCGTCACCGTCGCGCTGAGGAGACCCGCTATACGCACGATCTGCGACCGACCCCACCAGCCCTGCTGCAGCAAGCCCTTGACGAACTTGCCCGCGGCTAACGGATCGTCGGACGTGATCGCCTTGACGTAGTTGGCGAGCAATTCTCGGGACGGCTTCTGCCCGCCCACCGCCTCGAGCACACTGCTGGCGCGTTGGGACTGCAGCGTCTGGCGCTTGGACTCGAGGTCGAACGCGCGTTTCGCGTCAGCCTCGGCCGACTTCGCGGCCAGGTCCGCACTCTTGCGGTACTGCTCGATGTACAGCCCGCCGCGGAACGCGTTGCGTTTCTCCGCGGCGATCTCGTTGGCCTTGCTATCCCAGAACGCCATGTTCTCCCAGGTGTCTTTACGGTTGGCGAAGTTCTTACGCTCGGCCGCGAGCTCAGCCTGCAAGGCGCTCAGCAATTCCTGGGGCGGCTCCCGCACCGCTGCCTGACGTTTTGCCGCGGCCGCATCGCGCGCGGCTTTCAAGGCGTTGAAGTCGTCCGCCTTCTCGTGCAGCGTCATGGCGTTGTAGCGATCGAGTTGGTCGTACGCGGCCGCGATCTGATCGAGGATGTTCTTCGGCGCCCCGTTCGACCGCGCGGTGGCGACCGCGGTCTTCTGCTCGACGTCCATCTCGCGCGTTTTTTCCAGAAGCTGCGTTGCGCGAGCCGTCGCCCGCTTGGCCTGGTCGGCAATGCGCTGGGCGCCGATGCGCTCGTTGCTGGCGTTGATGCCGCGCGCCATCGTCGCGTCCAATCGGTTCTTCAGCGACTCCAGCGTGCGGCCCGCCGTACTGCGCCCACCCCTGGCCACCGTCAGCAACTGGGTGTTCTTGGAAAGCTCCTGCAGCCCGTACGCGACCTGCTCGTCCGACAGCGCATCCACCCCACCCCTGGCGACGATGTCCCTGGCCATCTTCTCGGACCGTGCCTGGGCATCGATGGCCGCGGCCTGCAGCGCCACCATCTCCTGCGGATTGAAACCCTTGCCGACGGGCGTCTTGAGCCACTCCTCGCGCGTCATGCCCACTTTGGTGGCCAGGTCGTTCACCAGCGAGTCGTGCGAGATCCTGCCCTGGGTGTACGCGTCGAACAGTTCGGGGTTGTCCTCGGCCGCACGCTGGATCTGCGCGCGGACCTCGGGCATCGCCCCCTTCAGCATCGCGTCCAGGTTCGGCATCCGCTTGAGCGTTTCCGCTGACGGCGCGCCTGGGCGCGCGCCCTCGGCGTTGATGTCGCTGATGCCCGTGCCGGTAATCCCGCCCTTGGTACCCACGATCTCGCCGGGCGCCTCGCGCAGCCCGTCGCCGCTCAGCGGGTCGCCGTAGCTCTTGCGACCGTTCTGGGTGACGATGTCTTCAGCCAGCGACCCAGCACCCGAGCTCGCCTGCTCGGTCGCGTACGGACCGTGCGGCGCGTTCTCTTCACCACCCGCAAACGGCAGGTCTGCCGCCCTCTGACCGCGGCGTGCGAACTGGGCGTCGTCTGGCGCATTCGCCTGCTGCTCGCCGGCGGCCTCGATGTGGCGTTGATCCAGCGCCAGCGTGTTGCGTTCGGCGCGCAACTCGGTGGGCGTGGGTTCACGCGTCCCGGTGCCGCGGATACCCGACTGGCCGACGTCCAGACGCACCTCGCCTGACCCGGTGTCCAGGCCCGCCTTCTCCCACCACAGCGGGTCGTACGCGCTCTGGTTGTGCTGCTGGGCGATCTCGACCAGGTTGTCGTTGGTGTAGCCCGCACCCCACGGCGGCCGCTCCGGCTTCTGCGTAGGATTACGCAACTGCTCGTCGATCGCAGCCAGCCGATCCTGATTGGCCTGGTAGCGTTGCTCGAGCGCGTCACCGTGAGCGAGGCGCTCGTCCATCGTCATCGGCGTCTCGCCGGGACCAGCCGCATCCAGCAGATGCGGATTGGTGACGACCTCGCCGATGTTCCGCGGCGTGCCTGACTCGACACCGCGTACGGTCTGGCGAGTTGGCTCCTCGCTGGGTGGCGGCCGCTCTTCGGTGGTGGCTCTGAGAATGTTGTCGCCGGGGCGTGGACCCCGGTCTGCTGCTCGCGCGAGCTGCTCCTCGAGTGTCGGCCGCGTCTCTGGTGCGCGGAAGCCGGCTTCGCCCTCACGGCCGACACCCGCGACGGCGCGCTCGAGGGAGCCGGCACCGCCGCGGGTGATCAGATGCGTGCCGAGCAACCCTGCGGTTGCTCCGAGCCCGATGTTTCTGAGGCGCTCTTCGGGTGACGCGTCCTGGGGTGTCGCCAGATTACCGGTGTAGCCGCCGACCGCGGCGCCAGTGAGGTTTACACCGAAGGGGACTGGGGCCTGGCCCCGAGCACGGCTGGAGGAGGTGAAGAACCGGCCGATGGACTCGGGGGCGTTGAAGCCTGCGGTACTGCTTGGGACGTTGGCGGCGTCAACGACACCACGCCCTGGTTCTGATACGCGGCCGAGTTCGCCGGCGCCGTACCGCGCACCATAGCGGTCAAGCGCGACGGCTGATTGTCCCGGACTGACTTCTTGGACGTGACCACGTAGTTCCTCCACGGCCGCGCCCGCTCGCTGCACAGCGTCGGCGATCGCGTTCTCATGCTCGACGCTGCGGACGGGCAGCGCGTTCACTCCAATTGTACCGTCATTGAGCTCCTGGTGGCCGATTCCAGAGGCTCTCAGGTCGTCGAGGAGTTGTTGTTTTCTGCCTTCGGGAATGTCGACGATCTGCCAGCCAACATGCTCCGGTGACTCGGGTCGGTACGTGTACAGCGTCGCCGGTTCAGCTTCGCTCCCAGCGGCGTCATGCACTCTGCCCGCGACGTACCGCAGCGTGTCCATGTTGCCGCCAGGCACCAGGATCTGGTCGCCCTGCACCTCATGGGGGATGCCGTTGAGCTCGCGGAACTGGCGCGTCTCCGGGTCGTACCGCAGCGTGTCGCGCACCGACTGTGGCAATGCCACCTCGGCGACGGCGGCCTGACGCTCCGCGGCGCCTGCACGGCTCTGCGTCATCTCTGGAACGACCCCACTCACACGCGGCGCCTCACCCCTGATCGCCGCCACGCCTTTGATCTTCGTCCCCTTGCCGGGGTAGTACAGGTACGAACTGTCGGCGATGGCCGGCCGCGGCGCGCCCGAGTCAAGATGCGGCTGCAGTTTGGCGAGCTCGCTGGCCACGCCGAGGTCGTTCGACACCTGCTCCCACGTCCCGGTCGGATTGGCGTACGCGCCCTCGCTTCCCGCGCGATCCAGCACCTGGCGCAGCGTCGTGCGCCCATTCTTAAAATCGTTGACCATCGCCTTCAGCGTTGGCGACGCCAGCCGGCTGGCAGCGAAATCCTTGGCGCCCTTAATGGCGAACCACATGGCCGCCTGCGCCTGGTGCGGCACCTGGCCCGTCTCGCCTGCCAGGTGATCGACCACCGTCCGCATCGCCTGGAACGCCTGGTCACTCGAGGCCGTGCGATTGGGGTTCTTGTAGTTGAAGATCTGCGCCATCCACGTATCCATCGTGCTGTTGGGATCAAACCGATTCATCAGCGCACTGAGGATGTTGCTGGCGTAGCTGCTGGTCTTGGCGTTGGTAGCGACCTGGACCTCGCCGGTGGTGTAGAGCTGCGCGACCTTCTTGAACTGGTCGCTGTTCATCTTCCACTTCGCGCCCTGCGTACCGGTGGACGTGACGCGCGGGTTGTCAGCGATCCACTGCTTGATGTTCGGTACGGTGAAGTCGGTGCCGTTGGCGGTGAACTCGCGCGCCATCCGCATCAAACCGAGCGTGTACTGCAGGTTTTCCGTTGGCGGCGTCTGCTGGCTGGTGATGCCGAACAGCGTCCTGAACTCGTTCACGTTCTGGTCGCCGACCACACTGGCCACGGCCTGGGCAAACTTCGAGTACCACTGCGACTGATTCATGCCCACGTCCTGGGCGTAGCGGAGGTCGTCCAGATGTGGCGTGATGCCCGCCTGCCACGCTGGCGCGGGCTTGCCGTTGTCGAGTGTCTGCCGTGGCAGCGACGGCAGCGAGCCCATCGCCGTCTGATCCAGATGCGCTACACCCGTCGGGTCGCGTTCGGCCGATGTCCGCAGCGTGTCGCTGATGACCTGTGGGGTCGACCCGGTGGGGTAGTCATAGCGCGGCGTCCCGAGGCCACCTTCGGTAATCGGCGTGCGCGGCGTCTGTACCGCGGCTGGTGTCACCGGGGTTTCTGGTGCTGGAGCAGCTTCCCCTCGAACACGCGCGGCCAACTCCGGCACGCCACCCAGAGCGGCATTGACGTTGGCCTGTGCCGGTTGCCTCGAGCGCAAGGCCTCGCTGATCTGTGGGGCGTTGTCGAGCAGCACCTGGCCCAGACGGCGTACGACCTGTGCAACGCCGGCTGCGCCCACATCGATCACGCCGCCCAATCCAGCGCCAATGACCAGCGCCTGACCGACCGACTCTGGCGTGGACGTTTTCTTCTCCGCCTCGAACATCGCGTTCTGCAGCCCGCCGACAATGGCGCCCTGCGAAAACTTCTGGGCGATCGTGCCGAGCACGCTGACCGCGCCGGGCGACAGCCGTTCCGCCAGTTGCGGCCCGACGATGCGGCTCACCGCGCCACTCAGCGCACCCGTGCCCGCTTCGGCCACACCGCTGGTCGGTCCCAGCAACGCCAGCATCAACGGGTCGGTGAATTGCTGGGCGATGCCCGTGGTCAGACCCGCGATCAGCCCGCCGGGCGTGATGTCGCCCTCGTGCCCTGGTTCTGGCGTCGCACCCGGCAGGTTGTTGAGCGGGTTGTTCTGTTGGAGCCAGTCATTCTTGACCTGCATGACGTCGCGGTACAGGCTCATCGTGCCCGCGGGGATCAACGACGGACCCTCCTGGGCATTCTCCGCGGCGGCCTGTAAGAGACGCTGACCGACCGGCGACCGCGCGAACGCCTCCGCCTGGGTGCCGAGATCACTGGCCGCTCCGCCGAGCACGGGAACAGTGGCGTCGACCGCACCTCGAGCCGTGGTGCCCAGGTCGCTTGCAGCGGCACCCAGAACGGGGGCTACCGCATTGACTGCCGATGTGCCAGGCGTCAACCGGTTGACGTCCTGTGCCGCGCCCAGCACGCCCTGGGCGGCCTGCTGAACGTCGCTCGCCACCTGGTTGACCTGGTCGCGCGCCGACACCTGGCCGGGCTGGAGCTGGACGGGCGCGGTGGCCTGAGCGAGCGCACCCTGCGCGGCCGAGCCCAGTGCCGATGCCGCGCCACCGACCGCTTCACCAACCGCGCCGGCGGCGCCGCCCAGCACATCCGCGGCCGACTGGATCGGGGTTGGTCCCTGGTCGGCGACCACGTTGCCGTTGGCGTCCTGCAGGCCACCCTTGACGTACAGCGGCGCCTTCACGGGAGCCGGGCCACCGATCGTGATCGGGGCATTGGCTGCGCCGGTGCTACCGCCGAGTGACGTGGGAGATGTGCTCGAGGCGGGCACGGCGGGGTTGTCCGCGAACAGGGCGCCCTGCGCGCGGCCCATCAACTGCTCCATCTGGGCCGGCGTCATCCACTCGCTGCCATGCACGAGGTCCAGACCCGACCGTCCCACGTGGAACGCGCCCGTCTGCGGGTTGTAGCCGTCGGCAAAGAAGTAATGGCCGGGCGTGCTGATGGTCACCGGGTTGCCCGTCTGGGCTTCTTTGGAGATCGCGTCCCAATCGGGCGCCACGATGTGGGTGTCGACGCCCATGTTCTTGAGCAGCCGCTGCTCGCTGGTGATGCCCGCCATGCCACCGCCACTGGTCCAGCCCACCTGCTTGGCCAGGTCGGTGGCTTCCCTGAGCGTGGGGTTGCGGCCAAAACGTTCGGCGAACCGGACGGCGGCCGCGGGACCACACGCGGCGTAGGCTTCGTCTGCGGTCAACTGCGGGTCGTTGAACTGGGACTGGTTCATCGCGGTCGACGCCGTGTCCAGCGCGCCTCGAGCCGTGGTGCCAAGCGAGGATGCCGCACCACCCAGTGTCTGGGCGCCGTTCTGCAGCGCAGTCCCCACCGCACCGCCGTACTTGTCGAGGTTGGTCAGGAAACGGCCGACGTAGCTGTTGCCGGTGGTGCCCTGCGCGTCGCTGGCGTTGGTGATGTTGCCGTGGGCGTCGATCGAGCCGAAATACGCGGCGGCGGCCTTGTCCCAACTGCCGTACCGCTTGTAGTTGTCGGCCAGGATCTCCGCGCCGCGGGTGATGTTGGTCAATGGATCGAACGGGTCTTCGCCGGGTTTGAACCACTGGTCGAGTACCTGCATGAACCCGTTGGCACCCTGGGAGCTCCTCGAGGTCGGGCCGCCCGCTTCGGTGTCCATGATCGCGGCGATGACGGGGCTGGGAACGCCCGTCTTCGCGCTGGCGCTGGCGATCACATCAGACTGACCACGTACACGGTCAGACGCGGTCTGATCCAGCGAAAGTTGATTGGCCTGGTCGGTCGCCGGGCCACCCAGGACGGGCGTGGTCACTGGTGCTGCCGGTGCGGCTGGTGGTGGTTGGGTAGCCAGACTCTGCACGGCGTTCTGCGCGCCCTGGGTGAGGCTGGCGACGTGGTCCTGAAGCTGTTGACTGACCTGGTCGCGCGCCTGGCCGAGCTGCGTCACCGCGCCGCTGGCGGCCTGACTGGCGTTGCCCAGCACCTGAACGGCCGGTTGCGCCGCGGCCGCGGCCTGCTGGGCGTGCTGCTGGAGCTCCTGCAGGATCTGGTTGGGGTCGGGACCCTGGGGTACCGGCGGCGGCGGGGGGATCGCATCGTTGATGCTCTGGACGGCGCCCTGGCCGAGTTGCAGCAATCCCTGAGCGTGGGAGCGCAGCTCGTCGCCGATGCTCGAGCGCAGGTCGTCGAGGAGGATGGTGCCAGGCATCTAAATCACGCCCGGCTCAACGCACTGCGGCTATAACAAGGGCGCCCCAGGCCACACACCTGGAGCGCCATCATCCCGACAATTGGAGTATCGAGATGTCTTCTCAGTTTATGCGTTGGGACCTTGTGCTGCTCGCCCTTATCGTTGGCGTGCCGTACGGGCTGATCGCCATCGCGGGCGTGCGCGACTGGTTCAAGGAACGCGCGTGGCTTGCCTTCCAGAACAAGTACTACGCCGCTCACCCTGGCGTCACCCGCTGGGAGCCACCGTCCGAGTGGCGGTGGCAGTACAAGTACCAGGGCATCAAGTAACACCAGCTACGCCGCCATCGTGGGCGGCAACGGTTGCCCGTTCGGCCCGAGAATCACGGGCGGCGGTGCCACTGGCCCCGGTGGTGGCGCGATCATGACCGGCGGTGCGACAGGCATCACCGGAGGAGGAGCCGGTAACGCCGGCGGCGCCGCGGGCATAGCTGGTGGCGCTGGTGGTGCGGTGTTGGCCATCACCGCCTTGCCGAATGCGTTGGGGTCGACCACGGTGGACGGCTCGCCCGGTGCGGGCATACTGACGCCGATACGTTTAGCGATGTCGAGGAACTGCTGCGGATCTCTCCGCGCCTCACTCTGCAGCCACGCGCGATCGTTGGTCTGGTACTTCTGACGGTACAGGTCGTCCAACTTCTGGTTGGACACCTGCGCCATGTCCGGATGATTCTTGTTGTCGCCGAACACGCCCTGCGCGATCGCCGGCGCGTCCCGCTGCACCTCGTTGGTGATCTCCTGCTGCAGCTTGAGGAACTCGGACTGCTGCGGAGACGTGGCCATCACTAATCCTCGAGCACGTGCTGGCTATATTGGATCTGCACTCGACAGGTCACACAGATGCCATGACCATCGCCAGCGCCCCGTTGTCTCAACGGCGCGCTGCACCGCGGGCAGACTGTCATCTTTTGATGGTTTCGATCCCGGTACGCCTTCAGTCGAGTCTGCGTACACGACTTGCAATATGACACCGGTTTCCCCACCGCAGAGACGTTGTGACCACTGCCCGACTTCCGTACATAGAAGTCTTCGATGGGTTTGAACTCACCACAGGTTGAACAGCGCTTCTCAGCCATCAACGGCCACCGGGTGCGGCTGGTCCCTGGGGGCCGTACGGGACACCACCCGGTGGCAGTGTGCCACCTGGTTGCTGCGTCCCACCGATGACCTGCCCGTAGCCGGGCGGGGACACACCCGTGCCGTTGGGGGCCGCCGCCAGGGCGCCCAGGTCGGGCACACTGCCGGCACCGGGACCACCACCCTCGAACACGCCGGGCTGCGGCTGCCCGCTGGGTAGCGCGGCGTTGACCTGGCCGCTCAGCGCGAGCTGCTCGGCATCCTGCGCTTTCTGCAACAGGTCGCCCCTGCCCGCTTCCATGAAGACTTCCGCGTCCAGCCATTTCTGATAGGCGGGTGAGGCGCGGATGCGGTCGCGCGCGATGCTGCGGCGGATCTCGTCGGGGTTGTCGCCCAGATAGGTGACGGCCTCGTCCTTACCGAACGTGCCCGCGGCGAGCCGCTCGTGGGCGTAGCGCGCCATGATCATCTCGTCGGTCGGGAGCTGCGCCTGCACCTCCCACTTGATTCGCATCGGGCGCTCGAGGTCCTTGGGACCGAACCCGATGAACTCGGCCGCCGCCTTGCCAGAGCCCACGTCGATGCCGCCTGAAAAGACGTACACCTTCTCGTTGGCGCGTTCGCGGATCAGCGTCCACAACTTCTCGGTCTGCCCCTTCAGAAGGGACTCGATGCCGTGGCGGATAGGACCCACGCGCGTCCTCGAGTAGCTGAGCACCTGGCTGATGGCGAAGCCAGCGCCTTCCATGCCTGACAGCGTGGTGACCCTGGGAGACTCGAGGTCGCGGATGGCGCCGTCGATCAGCGCCATGTGTTTTTCGAGGGTGCTGGCGTCGGGGTACTGGATCCTCTGCAGTTGGCGACCTGGCGGCAGGTTCAGGATCTCGCCGGGGTGGACCGTGGGATCCGTTTCCTTGGGCAGACCGTCGTCGCCGATGACCGCGGCCGCCGGGGTGTCGCCGTACGTCACCAGGGGGGAAAGGAGGTCCCTGGCGACGTACTGCGCGTGCATGGCCCGCAGATACTGCCGGTACTGCACGAGCCACAGTTTGGTGCGGCCAATCCCCCAGCCCACTTTGCGGTTGCGCCAGTGGTTCATCGTCAATCCTGGGGCGTAGTCGTAGGGCACGCCGAAGCTGTATTTGTGCTTGAACTGCTTGACGATGTAGCCCGTCTGGTCGCCGTTGAAATTCTGGCTGCAGATGGCGTAGCTGACCCAGACGTCGTCCCAGTGCTCGAGGAAGGTCACCGATGACAGCATGTTGCGGCTGGCCTCGATGATGTTCTGAGACTGGCCGAGCTCCTCGGGCACGATGTCGCCCTGCGAGTCGCGCGACAGCCGGTAGCGACGGAACGCGCTGCGCATCGGCATCTCAGAAACCTCGAGCACCTCGCACAGGTAGCCGTTGGACCACTGGGGGTACACGCGGCGCGGGTCGACGTACTGCCAGACGAAGGGTGGGCCGGCGCGCTTCTTGGCCTCTTCGGTCATCTTGTCGTAGGACTGGTAGTCCGCCGTGGTCGCGCTCGAGTTCTTGCTCGGATCGGCGATGCCGTAGCGTTCCGACCACAGGTCACTGGCCCAGAGCAGCTTCGCCCAGCCGCCGCCATCGTTGAGGGTGGCGTCGGTGACCTGAGTCATCGTGTCGCTGCCAGGTTCCCTGGTCCCGCACTCCCAGAGCGTCTCCTCGGTGAAATGCTCGAGCTTGGACGCGACCGTTTGGGCCGTGTCACCCTCGCCGCCGACGATGGAGAGCTTGGGGCGCTCGAGGGTGAGGATGGCGGTCTGCTGCCATGCCTCTTCCGTAATATCCGGGTCGCGGGGATCAACATGGACGAGCATGTAGTCCTTGTCGGCTTCTGACAGGGCAGGGCGGCGCATCTCGCGCTGTTCGCGGACCAGGTCGAGGTCGTTGTCCTGCTGCAGGTACAGGTCGCTGAGCTCGGTCTGGAGCGACGTCAGATAGGAGCTATCCGGCGGCTTGAGCTCCTTCTTCGAGCGGTCGATGGCCACGACACTGCCAAGTGTACGTCACACGCCGATCACCAATGTCACACGCCGGTCACCGACGTCCTGCCGCGAACCGATAGCTCGAGCGTGGCCGTTCAGCCGTGGCCAACTGCGACCCCAGCCAGGCCAGTGCCAGGGCGATCACCGTATCGTCGTGCAAGCCCGGCGGCGCCGAGTACCGCACCATGCCCGTCACGGTCACACTGCTCTCAAAGGCCAGCAGTTCTGAGGTCTGCACGGGATCGTCGAGCAGACTGATCTGGTTCTGCTCGATCGCCAGTGCCAGGCTCCTCACCGCGGCATCCTTCGAGGCGTTGGTGGCCGTCCAGGCATAGATCGGCAGTGCCGCGCGGGCGGACCCCAGCAACCTGGCGTAGCCCGTCTGGAGACGTTCGACCAGGGGGCCGCCCATGCTATTGGCCTCGGCCACGATCTGCACGGGGTGGTACAGCTCGGCCCACTTGTGCAACCGCTCGGCTTGAAATTCGAAGTCGATGTTGCTGAACCGGTCCAGCGCCACCTGCTCGTTGAGCGTGGCGTCGAGCACGCTGATGACGGTGAAATCGTTGGATCGTGCCCAGTCGACGCCGAACACGTACGTGTGGCCGCGCTGGGGTGGCATCTGTTTGAGACGGCTAACACCCTGCACGCCGCGGAACACGCCAGCGCCCTCGAGCTGGACAAACTGGGCCAGGTACTCCTGGGCGTACGCCCGCTCAGGAAGCTCGTGGCGGGCCGCTTCGATCTCGTCGGGGTGGATGTAGGGGTTGACGCTGGTAGGCATTTGCCATGATCGCCAGGCCCCTTCGAGCGGGTCCTGGCCCAACTGGTAGAGCTGGTGAAAGTCGTTCAGGCCGCGGGGCGTGGACAGAAACCAGGCGTCGCCGGCGTAGTCGGCCAGGGTTGGGCGGATGGCCAGCTGCCAGATGTCGAGCAGGTTGGGCACCATCGCGGCCTCGTCGACGACCACGCGTGCGTACTTGCGACCACGGGCAGGGTTGGGGTCGTCGAGGGACCAGAGCTCGAGCACGCCGCCGGTGACGAGCTCGAGTCGGTGGTCCTGCTCGCTCTTGTTGCGGGTGACCGGCTCGATCAGGGTACGCAGCTCGCGCCAGAACTCGCCGAGCAGCTTGTAGCTGGGGGCGAAGTACCCGGCTGGTCGGCCTGAGAGGGCGGTCAGGATCAACTGGTGCTGGCCGAGGGTAGATTTACCGGAGCGTCGGCCGCAGGCCAGGACAGAGAAACGGGCACCGGCCTGCATCACGTCGTGCTGCCAGTGCAGTGGCCGCGGCAACGTGATGGTGACCGGCATTACACATGGCCGTTGCGATGTTCTGGGGTGACGGTTGGTGTCGCGGCATCGGCGTATTCGACGCGGATGGTGGAGTCGCCGGTGGTCTGGATCTTTTCGGTGGGCTTGAGCCCGGCGCGATCGAGGATGTCACGTGCCGCGGCCAGTGCGAGGGCAGGGTTGTCGTCGTCGGCGATGGTTTTCTGGATGCGATTCAGGGATGGATCGACCAGGTCGCGGATGCGATCAGCGGCAGCGCGCTGCACCTGGGGAGCTCGGCCGCCGTGGACGTTACACACGGTGGCGCCGCGGATAGCGAGGCCTCGGCAAGGCACACCATCGGTGCGATGGGCGGAACAGGCGCGTTTGCCATCGGAACGTGGAGAACTCATAGGTTCCGGGAACTGATTGGTCACTCGGGCCTCGGCAGTGGTCGGACGTCGTCTGGCAGGTAGGGAGCGACGACGCCGTCCGAGTCGAATTTGATCAAGAGCAAGCCACGGGGCCAGAGGTCCTGGATGGTGCCAGAGCCGGCGGTGATGCCGCTGAGCGGGACGTAGACGCGATCGCCGATCTGGTAGAGCTGCATGGATTCAGGATGATGCATGGTCGAGGGCTCTGATGGCGGCTTCGAGGCGCTCGTGACAGACGAGAGCACCTGAGGCTGGGCAATGGACGAGTTGGCGGGCGGCACGGATGACGGTGTCCTGTGAGGCGATGTGTTGCTCGAGCAGGTGATTGATGGATGCCTGCAGGGTGATGTGGGTTTTCGCGTTGGCGAGCTCGTGGCGGAGGCGTGCGATCTCCTGGCCGAAGTCGTGGATGATCTGGGCATCGGTCAGGACTACCACGTGTCAGCCTCCACCAGTCGATGGCCGATCCATTCCGCGACGGGTGCGACGACCCCATTCCCTATGCAGCGGTAGCGGTGGGAATCTGGGATCTCCTTGCCGTCGGCCGTGTAGCGCGTCCAATCATCGGCCCATCCCTGGAGTCGCTCTGCCTCCCTGGGCGTTAATCGACGGACGCCCATACTACCGGCGGCGACGAACGTCTCCGATTCCATGTCCATGCGATAGCCGCTCGGCTTGGCGACCAGCGGGCGAGCGGATCCCTCGTCGATCTGTGAGCCGATCACGATCATCTGCCCGTCTGACTGAGTCTTGACTGGCTTCAGGACGTCCGGGTCTTCGTCATAGCCGAACGTGCCCTTGCCGGCCAGACTGCTCTGCTGGAACGATCCAGCGACGAGTTGGTTCGTCCACGCCTGGTCGGCCCTTACGTTGCCGTGGTGCCCACTGAGAGTGCCCGTAATGCCGCCATCAGTCTCGGTGGAAGCATCTTGCCTCTCTTCGCGGCGCGTCTGAGGATGCCCGCCGCAGCTTTCGCAGACAGCCAGTACCGCCGCGGCACGCGGCGCGTCTCCAAGACAGCCGACAACGAAGACACGGCGCCTTCGCTGGGGGACTCCGAAGTGGCGCGCGTCCAGAACCCGCCAGGCCACGCCATACCCGAGGTCGACCAGCCCCCTGAGTACGACACCGAAGTCGGCGCCCGGCTCGGCTCCTGAGGAAAGGAGTCCGGGAACATTCTCAATGACCGTCCATCGTGGCCGCAGCTCGGACAACACGCGGTGGAACTCATGCCACAGACCGCTGCGGTCGCCGGAAAGACCACGCCGCTGACCGGCCACGCTGACGTCCTGGCAGGGGAATCCGCCGTAGACGAGGTCAATATCGCCGGGTATCCCTGGCCCGGCTTGCCGCCGCCCGAGTTGACCGCTCGCGTGTAGGTCTGTAGACGGACCTCCGCGCGCTGATTCTCCATCACGGCCATCGGTTCGTCGTCTGGCGTCGTCCGGGGCGTCATCCGGCTGGTCGTCCTCACCATAGCCAGCGAGATAGCAGCGTTCCTCGTGGTCATCGGGACCATTGTTCGCTGGTTCTCGCTGATCGCCAGGACCGGTGGCACCTCGTGCCGCTCCTCCCAGCCGTTCAGCGTCGGGGCCAGGTCTGACTCCGACCACGTCTCGGCATCGTCCTTGAAATGTGGCCGCGTCCACTTTGCGAACGTCGTCAATGCGCTGCACCTCCGGCCAGTGCCGCGCGAGCACCGACAGACACCAGGGATCGTTTTCCACCTGCAGCACCGTCTCGATGCCAGCCCGCTGCAGGCCTTGCTCGAAGCCGCCGACGCCCGAGAAGAGCGAGACGGCCCTCATCGGCGCCAGTACTCCCGCAGTTTTGCGGACCGTTCGGTGCTGATCTGGACGCGCTGAAACCAGAGCTGGCGGGCGCGCAGGTCGTCGCCGTGGGCGAGGGCGGCTCTGGCTTTGGCTTCGAGGACGATCATTTTGCGGGCCAGGTCGCGGAGAGTGACCAGGGCGTAGTCGGTCATGCGGGACGTGACCAGTGGGGGGTGGTCTTGCCGCAACGGAGACAGCGATCGAGGACCAGACCAGGGCTGGGGGAACGGACCCAGAACCGCCAGCGGTGACCCAGAAGTAGACAGCGCACGTTCACGCCGTAACCCGGGCGTCTAGTTGACGTAAAACGTGGTGTTGCCTATGTGTTGCCATTGAGGGAGTGGCAACACTCCCTCCCTCAAAAAGGGAGTTACCTACCGGAGTTAACCGCGCGCGAGGTGATGTGTTGTTGCCATTTCTTCTATAGGGGGCAACACAACAACACATGCCCGTTTTCATCTCAAATCCCCCTCGTTTCGCTTGACCACGTACAGCACGCTGGGTCCGCGGCGTTCCGACACTTCGAAGGTGCCGGTACCTGTTGCCAGCAGGTTGGCGACGTTCGATCGATTGAGGCTGAGCGCCTGGGCTATCTCTGTCGCGGACGACGCGCCGACGTCCATCAGGTGCTGGCGGACGCTTTCTCGCATGGTCATCTTCTTCCCCGCCTCGATCTCGGGGAACTCCCCAGGCCGCGCGTGGCGTACCTTCGTCAACCCGTTCTCTGAGAACTCGAGCGCCATCATCCACAACGGCACCTTGCCGATGTCATTCTGTTTGGTGATCTGCATGCCGATACCCAGTGGACCGTCCTCTTCCTGCTCGCTCAGGAGCTGCACCACGACGTCAGCGCCAGCCTCGAAGTGAATCCCTCCGTAGACGTGCGTCTCGTCAGCTCGCGGGGTATGCGCCAACCCGACCCAGGCTGGACACATCCGGTTCAGCACGTCGATGATGCGGTTCACGCTTTCGTTGGCATTCAGGTCGCCCGCACCAGCGCGCGAGATCGAATCCACGAACACGACCTCGACGTCGTTCTCCCCGATGTAGCGTTCGGCAGACGCGGCCACATCCGCCAGCGATTTGCCGCGGGCGTTGATCGTTGGTAGCGGTCGGTGCCGCTCAAGACCCAGTGCTCCGTTGATGTTGCCCAGGCGATCGGCCACCGACCGTGCGCCACGCTCCAGGTTGATGAACAGCACCTTCGATTTTCGGACCGGTCGCCACAACTTCTCGATACCGATATCGACGCACACGGCCATGAGCATCAGCGTGTAGGACTTTCCACGCCCGGGTGGAGCGAACACGATGGTGCCGCCTTCGGCCAGCACGAACGGATACAGCAGGAACCGCGGCGGCGTCGGCTCGAGCGTGCCCGCCATCAACACTGGCGCCAGCTCAGCGATCTGCGCGTCCCACAGCCCCGCACAGAACTGGTCGAGGTCGCTCTTCAGATGGGTCTTCGGATAGGCGGCGGCCATCCCGTTCAGGTGCAGGTAGGCCGAGTTCGCCAGCCGCACCCGGTCCTCATCCTTTTCAATGTTGAAGTTCGACCACGCCAGTACTGCTCCATTGCAGTCGAGCGTGATCCGCGCGTGGACTCCAGTGCGCTCCTGGCGGATGCCCTCAGCGCGAAAGAGCATCGCGTGCTCCGTATCAACCTGCCGACGCTTCACCAGCGCGTGACCGTCGGTCACATAGTTAGAGGGCATCCCGTTCCCAGACTTCGGCTGGCTTCGGCCGATCCTCCGGGTGACGCTCGTAGTGCTCCGCGCGTTCGGCCAGCACCTGGTTGAGGGTCTGGCGAATCTCTCGCTCAGGCACCTCCAGTTTCTGCGCGAGCTCGCGCACGTACACCGACCGTGCGATCGGTGGCTGCCGCAGCAGGGTGTCGATCATGTCTTCGCACGCGTCGACCGTGCCCTTCAGGGTGGTCAGGTCGTGGCCGCGCACGTCCTCGAGGTGGTCGATCATCCACAACGGACCGTCACGGGCATTGCGGATCATGGCGCCGAACGCCTCACCCCCACCGGGCGTGTTCAGCAGATCGGCGACGTCCTTGTACCCCCGAGGAAACTCGGCGACTTTCACACGGATCGGCTGGCGATCGTGGTCGGCCACCTCAGAACGCCTCCACCTCGTCCTGGTGCTCCGCGCGTACCGCGGCCATCTTCTCCACCAGCTCACTGCCCAGTTCAGTCAGCCGCTCCTCGGTGATGGGCAACTCGAGCCCGTCCACGTCGATCCCCAACTGCGCGGCGTCCGCTACTAACTGGCAGTACCGCTTGTACAGCCGGTGCTCGACCGACGTGACCATCTTCGCCTTGGGCAACGCCACCGGCGCGGGCGATGCATCGACGACTGATACAACCTGGCCGCCAGCCTGGTCCATCTCCTCGTGGACGAACAGCCCGCCCATCTCCGCGGGAAACGCCTTTCTCAACGCCAGCGACTCCGCACACTTGCCCAGCATCGTGTGTGGCATGCGTTTCCACATGAATGCGCCCGCCCCCTCGCCTGGGAAGTACTCCGACCAGCGCGCACGCGCCGTGAACGGACACCGCATGCCCTGCACGATCTTGTAGACCGTGACCGTCGCGGATGTCGGCACAGAGTCGGCGTTGTACTCAAACTCAGGGTCGTCGTTGCCGGCGTAGGCCCCCGTGCGTTCGGCAATCAGGCGGTACCCGTCGATGCCCGTCTGAATGGTCATGACGTTGCGGTTCAGCCGCTTGTCGAACCGTGACACCGCGTGTATCTGGCGCAGCAGGGGGTCCAGGCCACGTGAATTGGCCGTGTACAGGAACAGCGCCAACTCCTCGTCGGACGCGTCCTTCGCCACCGTGCGGCGTATCAGGTCGATCTGGTCAGTGGTAAATTGCCGCTCTTCGCGGACCGCCAGTTGTGTCACGTCATCACTCCCGTTTCGGCTGGTTCAGGTTCTCTCAAGGCCAACATCAGCACCGTCTTGCGGTCCTCGGCCAGATGTTTGGCGAAATGTTGTTGAAAATGGCCCGGCTCCTGGCTCAGCCGGTCTGCCGCCACCTGCATCTGGACCGCCAGATCATCTAAGTAGCTCATGTCATAAAGTCCAACTGCTTGACCCGTACGGAGGGACGACTCACCGGTGCCGCTTCACCCAGCAGCAGCACGTCCAGCGTGGTCTGCGAGATCGCTTCCAGGTCAGTCACGCTGACGACGCCCGGTAATTGCTGGAAGGCGCAGAACAGGCCCACCTGCCGATACGCGGGCAACTCCTCCTCCAGCTCCACCAGCACCCAGCGCGTCATGGGAGAAACTGCCTCACCACCGCGACTATGAGAAAGACCGACCCCACCAGGATCAGTACGCTGACCCCGAGGATCACGGCCCAGATCGTGCAGATCACGATGACCTCGGTCACACTGCGGCGCCGACGGCCAGCGTTGTCCAACGCGTAGATCTCGTCGAGGTACTTCTGGCGATAGTCCTTGCGGGCTCCGGTATTCATTCCACGTGCCGCCAGGTTTTTCGGATGACAATCAACCCGACCGTTGATTGGGATACGCCCAGGTCCGCGGCGATCGCGGCGTAGGTTGCGCCGTTGCGGGACCGCTCACGGATCTCGAGTACCTGAGCAGTCGTTAGCTTGCTAGTCCCATGCTGTTCACCGACGCTGCGCGGCCAACTGTGCCACCGCCCTTTGTCAAATGCATCCCAGGAATTCGCGGCGATGGTCCCCAACCACAGGTGGCCGTGACGTTCGTAGGCGCGGCCACGCACGACGTAGATACCGCTATCATCGTTCCGGACACACGCCGGCTGATCACATGTGTGACATACACACAAACCAGCCGGCGTGGACGATCCGGTGGCCTGTTCCCACGCAAAAACAGAAGCCGTGACCATCCGCCCGGCAATCTTGAATCGACCATAACCACCGGCGCTTTTGTGAGCGATCCAGGGCCAACACCCAGTTATTGACGATCGGTCGGCATACCTCTCGAAACGCTCGATCGGATCGACTAACTGCGCGGCTGTCAAATGGCCCGTCACTGAACACGGCCGACACCCCCCGTTGGGCCGGCGGTCCACGACTCCACACACCGCGCACGGCTGTGTCTGTCTGCGCTCCGCACGCCTGGCGTGGCATGCGCGGCAGGCCCCACTGGGGTATCGGTCAGTCCCCCCACACTGAGCACAAGGCTTCATCGACAGCCCCCCACGCTCCACGCGCTCCGCATCGACGGATACGTGCCCAGAATGAATCCCATGACGCGTCTCACGTCAGCCAGGCTGTGCAGGCTCAGCGGGCCGCCATAGCCCGTAGCGCGTCGGTACAGCGCCGTGTGGGCCGCCCACGTGGCCGGAAAGTACTGACCGGGACCTGACGCGCCACTGCCCTGACGGTTGGGCACGTCCAACCCGCCGCTTTCCTTCTGAATGATGCAGTCGACCCGCGGATCAACCGGCTGCTCCACAACGGCCTCGACGACCTGGTCCGGGGTGTCATCCTGAGTGATGACCGGTACGGGATCGTCACCGACGTCTCGCGCCTGGGCCGTGTGGGTGGTCAGCACCAGGACTGCCGCCGACACCAGCGCCGCCACCCTCACGCGACGAGCTCCACCGCGCCGCCCCATTGATCGGCCATCGCGCTGGCGATTCCGACGAATGACCTGGAGCGGTCCCTAGCGGTACGTGCGTTTCCCCTCGGGCGCCGTATCCGCCCGACTCTCGTTACGTAGTTCGCCTGGACCCACGGCGCGTGTGCCGGATCGACGACTGATGCCATCAGTGGCGGCAAACCCCGTAGCCACAGACAGGTTCGCTTGGTATACGGGTCGCCAAAGTGGAACGGCTCAATGGTCTGATCGGGATACCGCCATAGCTGATTGAGCTTGCCGATCGGATTCTCGATGGCTACTCGCGGGATGGGTGCGTTCCAGAGCTCGAGCACGAACGCCACCGCCCCGAGCGCTAGCGCGTCCCGTTCAGGTGACGCCCAGCGCGCGCCAGCGCGGCTCAGGTACTGACAGGAGGGGTGCGCCACCATCAGATCCCAGCCATCGCTCAGCACGTTCCTGACGTCACCCTGGATGTGCGGTCCAGGTCGTTCGCTGGGCAGCAGATCGCACGACCACGCGTCATGCCCCCGTGCCCGAAACGCATCCCGCACAATGCCGCTGAACTCGCAGGCGATGAGCACCCTCATAGCTGCCACAACTCGATTTCCGTACGCGGCTCGGGGCTGCAGCGCACCATCGTCACGTCGACCTGGTCGACCTGGGAGTCGTTGACGTATGCCCTGCCCTGCAGGGCGTCGAGCACCAACTTTCCGAAATTGTCGGCATCGCCCCGCTGGCCCTTGATGTGAAAGCGCAGCACCGCGCGTAATCGCGCTACCGAGGGCCGCAGATGCGGGTGCGTCACGACCAGCCGCTGAGCTATCCGTAGCTCCGCATCGCGTGTGCGGCGCGGCGTGTACGCGTGCCGGCCCACCACCCGAGCACGTTGCTTCGGGACGGGCTGACCTGGGACCACGAACGCCGCCAGCAACATCTCTCAGGTCACCGGTTCGATCGACACCGAATACGCGGTCAGCGGTCGGTTCGGCTTCCCGTCGGCGCGCACCGGCTGGCGTGGGTCGTCAGCCTGCCAGGCAAAAACGGCGTCCTGGAACGTGGCGAAGTGGCGCGCCGCCCGCGGATCGGTCACCGTGTCCAGCCGGCACTCGCCCGGCTCGCCCGCGCCGGGATCGTAGAACGACAGATACTCGCCGTCGTACTCGCTCGGCCGTCCCACGGCCAACCCCTCGAGCTTGATGACGTACGCCATCACGGCTCCTCCTCTGAGAAAGCTTCGAGCAGATCGAGCAAGGCTTTGACCTTGCCTTCGATGCGGTGGAGCTGCGGCACGATGTCGCCGAAGATGACCATGGCCGTCACCGCGTGGCGGGCGCCGGCGTTGAACATGGTCGATGCGAAACCCTCGACGTCGCTGAGATCGCCGTGGTGGTCCGAGACGTACTTGGTGTACGCGCCCTCCACCGCCGCGGTCATCCGAATCGAGGGCACCGTCGTCATGCGATGTACGCCTGGTGGACGATCTGTAGGAGCGGCTCACCGCTGGGCATTGGCGCGAACACCAGCCAGACCAGGCCCAGGATCACCGCCAGCAGGGTGACGCGGTAGACGATCTCGTCCCAGTTCACAGCGCGTCCTGATCGAACTTGGCTACAAGCAGTCCACCGAGCCTGTCGTTGAGCTCGCGCTGGAACGAATCCAGCTTGAACGACAGCGACGTGTCGTAGTGATTCAGGAGCATCCTGAGGTCGCACACACGCTGGCGTGCGTCCTGAATCAGAGCGATGGCCTTGTCGCGGTCAGCCGCGGCCTGCAGGCTCCACGTGCGCTCGGTCCCTGATGGGATCGTTACGTCACTGGTTGACCGGATCGGTTGCGCACTAACGGCGATTGCGTATGATTGGGGTGCCGCCTCTGGCGGACCACTGACGAAATTCGGTTGAGCGTGCAAAGACTTGCCTCTTTCGTTGGTGTGTGAGGTTCGGGGCTGTTAGCCCAGCCCCTTCCTCCTCGTCTCGTTCGTGGTCCCGCTTAGCCTCGGGCCACGCTTCAATGGTTCTTCAGGCGGCGACGGTTGCCTTCGGGGTGATGTCTTCGACGCGCACGCCCAGCACTAGCGCCATCTCGCGCTGGCGCCGCGCTGGCATGGGCTGTACGCCCTTGATCCAGCGATTGACCGTCGACGGGGTAACCCCGAGTTTGCGCGCCAGCCAACTCTGGGAACGGTCGAGCTCCCGAAGGCGCGCTACGATCGGGTGAATTTCCTGCACGAAGGCATCTTACTCCCTACCCACAGGTAGGGGCAAGAACTAATGGGCGTATGTTTTTCTTAGATGTAACGGGCATTGTTCCATTGCCCTACACTCGGGTACCCGCTATCCTGCATGCATGCAGCGGTTTAGCGAGTGGCTGGCGAGCCGACTGCTCGAGCTCGGCTGGTCGAAAGGCGACCTGTCACGCGCGAGCGGGATCGCCGACGGGGTCATCTCACGGTGGTCGACCGATTCTACCCGGCGCCCCTCACCGGCCAGCCTCGCCAGGATCGCGCCCGCGCTGGGCATCCCCTACGAAGACCTGATGCGCCTGTGCGGCTACCTGCCGGGCACGCCCGCGGTCCAGACCGAGCTGCGGACCCGCATGGCCCGCCTGGAAGCCACCCTCAGCACGTACCCGCGCGCCTGGTGGCTGGCCGTCATCGACGCCTGCGAACGCATGGCCGAAGCGGGAAGTGGCCTGCAACCCCCTGTTAGCGTGTCGGAAGCAGCCCCTGTTAGCGCGGCAAAAGCCCTGCCAACCGGCACGGCCACAGAGGGGAAGTCGGCACCCGAGTCCCCGTTACTGGTTTGTCAACATCTGCTCCGCGCCCTGTTCGGCACCCTCACCGCCTGCCGACTTGACCCGCTAACAGGCGGCTCAACCGGATTGTGACTTTTTCTGTCCGGCCCGCATCTGCTACCCGCCTCCCACCCTATTTCCCTAGAAAGTATGTTCTAGGGATCATCGATCAGGAGGCGGTCGAGGTGGATCTGTACGACGCGGCCACCATTCACTCGCTATCCCTCGAGGCGCAGGGCCGTTCACCGGCCACCATC